GCTATCATTCCAGCACGTATTGCCATTTCATCACTTTCAGTAACATCCATTTCAACTTGATAACAATCAAGTGGCATAGGGCGTTCTGTCATATCGTCAGCATCCCAAACATGCATAATATCATTTTTACCGTAATCTTCACCTTCTGTCTTATCTGTTTTACATAACCATAAAATTAATTTACTAGGTCCATGATATACCTCAGTGGATGTTTTACCTTCAGAGTCATCCATGCTATGGCGTTGATTGGGAACTTTATATGTTATGGTTTTAGTAATCCAAGCCATTTATTTTACTCCTTTAACAAATTGTTTCAACATTAGTTTGTCCTCATCCGTTCTATCTGCAATTTTTATATATGGTTGATCTACATCTTCAAATAAAGCATCCTTAGTATCATCATCTGGTGCTATTGGTTCTCTAATTAAATCTACAGGTACATCTTTCCAATCTTCTGGTAAATCTCTTAATTTTTTACGATAGTCTAACCATTTTTGATTTAAGTCAGCAGGCATATCCTCATTTACTGAATTGTCCGACTCCCCTAAAGCAAAATTACGTTTCTGTCTTACTAAATCCCATGTCCATGATTCTGTTCCCGTATCATCACGATTTTCAGAATAATTTTTATGATGATTAATATATTGTAAAGGTAACCATTTTTCACCATCCCAATCATCTACAGGGATACGATAAACCTCACGAACATCAGTAGGATCAACAAGTCTACCATTTGGTTCAGTATCAGGCCCTACAGCAACTTCATAAAGTTTTGTTGCTAAAATACCACCCCACAACAACATCATTCGTAATATATTTTCACTTGTATCAGAATTAAGTTCTAATGTATACAAATTCAATGGAAGAGGTTGTTCTGGTACTTCATCAGGATGCCACGAAGTAACAACTTTATCAGTTTCCTTATCCATATATAATACTAATCTAGAAGGACCCGTATAGGTCATTTTAGATGTTTTACCTTCAGAGTCATCCATACCAAATCTTTCATTTGGTATTTTATATGTAACTTCTTTTGCTATTTCTGGGAAAGCCATTATATCTCCATCATTGATATGTTACTTTTATCAATCCACCTGCTCCATAACCACCGTAATAGGCAGTATCATCATCTAGCATAGCATAACCACCACCACCAGGCCAATGTGAATGACCTGAACAACAAGTTATAGAACAAGAACACTTATCACCGCTAAGGCCTGAGGGTGCACTAAAAGGTCCTGTTGGATGTCCGGGTGATGAAGTTTCATGGCTATTACAACTATAATCAGCATATATATAACCTGAAGTTCCTGCAAAAAATTGGTCATAACCAAAACCACAAACACACATAGAACGATTCCATCCTGCATTCCATCTTGCTTGACAGCATTGTCCGGGTGAGAAACAATTATAACAACTACAAGAAGTATCACAAAAGTGAGTTCCTTGTGTTCCACCTAATACACAAAAATTTACATTATCATCTTGATATGTTCCAGTAGTTGTACCTAATCCCGGTCCATTTACATATGATGGACAACCATGCCTGTGACAAGGATGGATTTGACATTGTAGACAACATGAACATGGTGAAGTTCCTGCAACACATAAAGTATAAACTGCGGTCCCAGTATCTATGTTTGGAGATAATACACAAGTTCCAGTTTGACCAACACAAGGTCTACATGATCCATTTGTTCCACAAGCAGTTGCACAAGTTGTTCCTGAATCGGTAGCACCTGTCCTTGTTTCATAATTACTTCCACCCTGAACACATTCTCCAGAAGCAAATATTTGTTTCATACCATAGTTACCACCCATTCCACCTGGACCCCAATCACCCGGTCCTCCGGGACAACCGGGTCCGCCACCGCTTAAAATTTCAAATTTAATATAAGATGTTTTTTCAGGTACTGTCCATTCTAAACAACATCCACCATTGTCTGGTGTCCAATGCTTATTGCTAAAAAGCCAAAATTCTTTTGAGGCACTCCCCCCCGATGGATGTACCGATGCAAGTAATGTGCTTAAATCAACCATTTTTATCTCCGATTATAAATTATCCAGTTATTATCCAACCATTGGTTGCATTATGATAAACTAGCATTTTAGAAACATCATTAATATTCATAGTAACGTCTGTTGCTTGTCTATGTATATTTGATCCATTGCCAGCAATTGTGAGGTTATTAGTATTAAAAGTTCCTTTAGCATCTACAATCCAAACCGTATCACCAGCCGTTGGTGTAATTGGTAATGTTAAAGTAAATGCAGCAGATGAAGTATCACAAAAATATGCCCCACCATTAACTGCTGTAGTAGCTGTTGCCATATCAGTCCAAGCCAAAGTATGATTACCAACAGAAAAAGATTGTGAAGATGCACCATCTGATATCAATGAACCACCTTTAGCACCTGAAGGAATTGCACCAAGAGCATCAGTTACCCCTCTAGCCATATAAGCCCAGTTGCCGGCCGCTGGTGTAGTTGCAACACTAGGAATATCACCAACAGTAGCATTACCAACAGGTGTAATACAAACATACGTTGATAGTATATTACTATCAGTATAAACAACCACATCTCTTTCGGTATAAGAAGTCAGAGCACCCCATGTTCCCCTAAATACAAAATTTATTTTTCCTAAATCTATTTTAGCCATTGTTTAATTTCCTTTTTATATTATTATCAAGTTCTATTAGGCCAGAGCAATTTCGATTTTAAAATGTCCATCTTCTATCATATAATTAAAACCCGCTGCTGCCCACCATATATCAAGCGTTTTATCGTAATCAACTTTTGAAATATCATCAAGTCCACCATTTGTGTGAAGTATCTTTAAATTTGTTGGAAACCCATATGAATGGTCATCTTCCAACAATAACCCATACATTTCATGGAAAGATTCTCCGATATTACTAAGATGTACTTTTGTGAGTGCCATTTCTTTTTTCCTATACTGTTATTTATAATATTTATAATCTTAATTATATATATTTTCTTTTAAAAACTCATAATGTGTTGGTAATTGATCTAATTGAACTTGAAATTTTTCTTTAAAATTCTTATATTGATCTTTTTGTTCTGCTTGTTGTTCTTGCATATGTTTTAATTGTTCCGGCTCCCAATGCAGACTATCCATTATTGAGCACGGTGAATATCCATTCCCTGTAGCTATATACATTAAACCACCCATATCTGGGCCAAACTCAAATGTTTTATTTAATCTTCTAACTAAGTCTGCACTTGTAGTTATTGGATAAGCTACATCACCAATACCAAGAGGTCCAAAATCATAACTCATTTCTTCTGTAACATGCTTCCAATAGGGTGTATCATGTCTTGATGATAAAGCATAATGTTGAGCAACAAATTCTCTCATGTTTTCAACTTTTTCTCTCACGGAGTAATTCCATATATCTCTATCAAATTTATTTACCTGACCATCTTTACGGATTAATGTTCTTAATAAGAATATAATATTTTCATGCGTTAACAATAAACCCGTAGACTCTAGTGGTTCAATAAATCCACTTGAAAGTCCAACCCCTACAACATTATGTTTCCAAGATGTTTCATATGTTCCGTGTCGAATATCAATATGTCTAAATTCTGCTTTATCAACTCTTTCTTTATCACCAATAACCATGTTACCATTACCGCCAGCTAGGTGATGTCTAAATTGTTTCTCTGCTGATTCTGGTGTTTCAAATTTACTAGAATATACATACCCTGTTCCTATTCGATTGAACAATGGTATATTCCAAACCCAACCACTTTCGATTGCAGTACAATTTGTAACACATTCCATTTCCTTATCAGGATCAATATATGGAAGTTTTGTTGCTATTGCTTTATCATTTATAAGACTATCACTAAAAGAAATAAATGGAACCTTCAATGTTTCATTTAATAATAAAGCTTTGAATCCAGTACAGTCTACAAATAAATCTGCTTCTAAATCACCGTTCTCACCAGTTGATAAACTTTTAACTGACCCATCTTCATTTTGATTAACTTTAACTACATCATCAGTAATATAATTTAATCCATTTGGTAAAGCAATTTTCTCTTTTAAATACTGACCAAATTTTGTTGCATCCATATGATATGCAGTAGCATTGTGAAAATCAAATGCTCTTACCGCACCATCCTCATTAGATGTCATTTTATTTTGGTCACTCATAGTAATGACAGGATGGTAATATTCTGCAAAACTATAATTATCTATACTAGGATCTAACAGTTTCCAATAATACCAAGTTGCTATACTACCCGCATCTGAAAAATCTCTTGCGCCAAATGGATAATGATAATTTTTTCCCTTACCTGCAAAGTCTGTAAACTTGATTGATGTTTTATATGTCGCATTACAAGACGACATCCAATCTTCATCTTTAAGATCAAGTAACTTTAAAAAAACATTAAGATAAGTTAGTGTAGATTCTCCAACACCTACCGTATTTATATTTTTCGATTCAATAAGTGTAACATTCATTTGTGGTAACAACTTTGTAAGAGCCGCCGCTGTCATCCATCCTGAACTACCACCACCAACAATACATATATTTTTAATCTTCATTTCACCCCTTCATATAAAATATTATAATTTACCTAGGAACTATTAACCACCCTCTCGTTGCACCACTATAAACTAAAGTAGAAAAGAAACTATTACTATCAAGAGCTATAATATCTTCTAAAGAATTAATCTTATTCCCATTTCTTAAAAGATGAACAGGATTAGTTCCACATTGACCTCCAACATCCCAAATATTAATTGTATCACTAGCTGATGGGGAAGGAGGTAAAGTTATATTTAATTGATTTGATTCCATACGGATTAAAGTCAATGTATTGGAATCAGCAACATGAGCTTCAGTAGGTAATGAAAAAGTCGCTCCCGAATATCTTGCAACATTACTAATTCTTACTTCATCAATATAACCAGTATACATACTAGTTGTCAATAAATCATATACTGCACCAACCCATAATTCGTTACGTTGATTATAATCAGTTGTATTAGCAACCGGAGTTTGTGCAGCTACACCATCTATATATAGAGATAACGTCCCACTTTCTCTAACAGCAGCTACATGATGCCATTCATGTAAAGTAAAATTATGATCGGTATGACTAGTAATATCATCAGTCCCACCGTGCCCAAATTTTAAATTAGCATGTGTTGTATTAATAGTACCAGTTTTCATTCTCCAACAACTTCCGTTCCCCGGTGCTATTGTTGCAGTAGTAGTACCTACAATTGGTTGATCCTGATTTTCAGTTTTATAAATCCATGACTCTACAGTAAAATCTCCTGTACCAAAATTCCACTTGTCGGACATAGCTTGTTTTATAAAATCTCCTCCTGCCCCAGTAGTGGTAACTCCGGTGGCCACCGCCCCACCAAACGCCATAGAACTTAATCCAAACTTTGTTATATCCGAATCAAGTACTGGAGCACCTATCTTACCATTTGTTCCACCAGTACTATGGTCAATACCAACCACTACTGGTAATCGTGCATCATCTACATTAAGTATTAACAGCGTATCTGCATCTGGTTTCCAAGGTTCTGTTGGTGGTGTAAAATTTACTGTACTATCGTTTCCATCAGACCGTGTTCCCCCATACCTTGCAACTTTTGAAATACGAACATGATCTATATTACCTTTAAAATAATTATTACTTGAATCATTACCAATTACAAAACCACCACCACCAGTTGTATAAGCAGTATTATCAACTGCTATATTTCCAGAACCTGCTATCGGAGTAAAATATTGCACATCCATTGTAAAGTTTGCCGCACCACCACCACCTAATGCTGAATCTAAAATTGTAATTGTATCGTCAACTCTATGTCCTCGACCAGGTGTTATAACATATACATTTGTAATAGCACCTGAACTGTTAACCTTAATATCAAATGTTCCTACTGTTGGTAGTATACCATCATTATTACCACCAGATGGGTTTCCGGTTGATGTTCCATCACTTGTACCCGTTACATTAGTATATGTTCCTGCTGGTCTTAAAACATCAGCAGCACTAAAAGTATTCATTTGGTAATGACCGTATGCATCATCTTGGGTGGGGTGCTTTCCCATATTCCAGCTGGTATATGCATTAATACCATTAACCCACATTGTCATACCATTATTTTCATTTCTAGTAACAGCTACATGAGCCCATTCATCTTTTTTTATAATACCATGCGTTTGCCCTTCTTGGCCACGAACTAATTGATTAGTGCCTGCCGTTGCGGTAGATTGATGATAAGTCCCAACATTACTTTGCCATACAAGATGTCCTACATCTGTATCAGCAGCATCCATGTCCAATCTCAATTCCATACTATGACCTGCAAATCCAATAATACCTTTATTGTCAAAACGATTTGGTCGTATCCACATTTCAATTGTAAAAGGATCAGTTCCAAAAGTCCAATCTATATGGTCAAAACCATATTCTGCAAATTGAATATTTTGCGAAAGTGCATTATCAAAATACATTGACTTAGCACCTACTTTATAATTTACAGTATCAATCATTGTAGCAGGAGGATCATCATTTGTTAAAGCACCAGCATCCCACCAATGAACTGTGTGTGCTTGAAAACTCTCATCTATAGCTTGTTCCGTAGTACCACTTGAATCTTGATATCCTGTTAAGTATGTAATACCCGATGTATCTACAAAATAAGATTTACCAGATTCAACAGTTCCATGTGTTGTTAGGGTTGGTTGCCATTTACCATATTGACCGCGATCTATAGAATACCCATCAAGAGGAGGATACGGACCAGTAAGTTTACTAGCAGTCATTGTATCTATTTTATCATCTGTTACATTAGCATCAAGAATTTTAGGGGTTGTAATTTGATCGTCTTTAATTTGATTTGTAAGTATCGAATTAGATGAAACAGTTCCAACGGCATATCTTTCACCGTGCTGTCTTACAATTATTTTTGTATCTACAGCAACACCCGGTACCTGTATATCACGACCACCATTGGAAGTTAATATAGTATATGCAACATCACTTTGCATTAACCCACCAACTGAAACTTCTAAAGTATCAAGATTTGCTGGTTCCTGTCTTAACGTATAGATATCAGTAATACCATCACAAACAAACGTATCAATTATAGCATCACCCTGACTTGGTTCGTAACCTAAATAATGACCTGTTCTCATTTTAATTTCCCTTTGGATATTTATCTTTTACGACTTTATTGGCATCATAAAAGGCATCTACTTTTGTTAAAGTACCATCATCCATCGCATGCCATAACATATCTAACTGATCTTCAACTCTTGGATATTCAAAAATTCTTTTTCTCTGATATTCAGTAGCAGCATATTCTGCTGTTAATTTATCAAGCTCTATTGTAATTTTATCTTCATCTAGCGTAACTATATTACCATCTTTATCAAATGCTGTAATCCCGTCATCAATAGTCACAACATCAGTATGTGCTTTTCTAATAGCTAAACTTCTCATTATGCCGCTACCTCCAAAACTGTAATAGTTGATACACCAACACCCGAACCATTTACAGCACCCGGTGAGGCTGATCTATTAACATAAACTGTACAAAGTGAACCTGTAAACAAATGCGTTGCTGCTAATTGTACTTTATAAACTAAAGTAGTACCAGCAACAACCTGAGGATTATCAACTTCTTGGAATGGTGCAGGATGTGTTGCATGAAGTGGATCACTTCTTGTAAGACCACCCATAACACCATATTCATCATTAGCTGTTCCACTGGTGGGATTGCTTTCATTAGGAGGCTGTGTAAGATCAGTTCCTACAGTCATTACAGTACCATCTCTCGTTAGCCTAACATGCCAACCACCCCAACTATAATTTGAAGTAGCACTTAAAGCAAGATGTCCAAAAATAAGAAGTCTACTATTAATCTGTGTAGTAGTAACACTTATTTCCATATCAGTTACATCAACAAAAGTATCTGAAGTAGTATCAAATGCATTTGCTTTAGTATAACTGAGAACTTGTTTAACAACTAAATTTGATAATGGTATTGATCCAGTCAGATTAGTAGCAGTTAAATTAGTTAAGGCACTTCCATCAACAGCAGGTAAATTTGTAGGGAATCTAGCCCCATCAAGAGTACCTGATGCAATTGCACTCCCATTTAAAAGTGTTAATGCAGAACCATCACCAACAAGTAATGCGGGTACATTAATTAAATCACTTCCATCAATTTGTGGTAATTTGTCTCCCGCCGCAACCATTATTACATTACCTGCTGTTACACCTGTATCTAATCTAGCACTATCTACGGTACCTGTTGCAATTGCACTCCCATTTAAAAGTGTTAATGCAGAACCATCACCAACAAGCAATGCGGGTACATTTTGTAGTTGGCTTCCATCAACTCCCGGTAACAATGCTGGAAATCTTGCATCTGGTAATATACCTGTTCCAAGATTATCTGCATTAAGATTTGTTAAAGCATTTCCATCAATTATGGGCAGTGAC